TATCTTTTAACTATTGTTCCAAAATATGAATATGCTTTGGCTCCTTTCTCAGGATTAAAGAGGTGCATTTTTTGGAGGAGGAAAGTTATAATTTCATGCTGGAGATCTTCAATATTATCTACTTCAGTATAATAAAATTTAAAAGTATGAATTATATTTTCTGTTAATTTGAAAAAAGCATAGTGAATTTTATCTCTATATATATCACTACGAACTTCAGGATCATCGGTATTATTATATAATACTATAGCATCCTCAGTTTCTTGGGTAAAATATACCCCTGATTTCTTTTTTCTTTTTCTTGGCATGGATTATAAGTTCTTAACATTAAAGCTGTTAAGAACAGACTGAATGTTTTTTAGTTGTTCAAAGAAAAATCCAACTTCATCATCTGATTTAAATGTTTCTTTTTGGTCAATTTCTTTTAGACGCTTATCTGTATTCTCAATATAATCTGAGATTTTGTTTAGATAAGTCATATATCCTGCAAGGATATCTTCTTGTTTTTCATTTTTACGTAGAAGGTTAAAGGTCGTGAATCCTAAGACCACGACCATAACCGACAAAATAACAATAGCAATTATCATAGGTTATCTAACATGTTTTTCAACCCAGCACTTTTAATATTACCTAAAGCTTTATTTTTAGTACTAGATTGTGTCTTATTATTAGATAATGTAAAATTCTCTTTTTGCCCATCCAAGCTATCCTTTTCCCCTCTTAACTTAGGTAACCATTCACGCTCAAATTCAATACGAGCCGCCATTAAATCTGCCTGGTGTAAGATAAATGGTAAACAAGTACGTGGTTTTTGTTCTGGCATGTAGGCGAACAAATATTTTTTATTTGCTTCATCATATAAACCATCGTGAGTTTGGATAGCTAACATCTCATTAAATGTATACTGGATACCATGAGACTGAAGCATAAATAATCCTCTATCTGGGACTGAAGCAAATGGGACTTTAGTATTGAACATATAATCTTCACCCAGTTTTTCCTTTCTCCATTTATCAGTCTGGGGGATGTATGATTCGTTTTCTTCATCACCCATTTTACCTAGATCATGATTAATAGCAGAAAATACAAGTTCTTCTTTTGTGAATGTAGTTATATCTGCTCCTTCTTCAGCCCAAAGATCATATTGTTTAAGAGCACAACGCACAACACGATTTACATGCTCAACATAACCTCCAGGAAAGGCATTATGATATTCTTTTTTATGAGCAGCAGGCATAAGCATAATACGCTCTTGATACTTTTCATAAAACTCAATTAATTTTTGCTTTCTATCCCCAGTAATATGGGCATCAATATTAGCAATAAATTGTACCCAATTGTTTTGGATATCCTTAGCTTCTAAAACCATTATATAAAATTATTTGTTAAATTCTCCCGATGTGCGAGGTTCTCGTTGAACGTAATCTTTTACGTCTTGAATAAGATCTCTTGTTTGGTTTAAAATTTCTCTAAAATCACTTGGATTACCTCCTCGAGATAATAATGATTCTAGTTGGGAAATTTTTCCCTCTGTCATTTCTAATTTTCGTGTGATGATTTCTCTATGTTGCATAACGTTATTATTAATATTATCCGGGTTCCTTATCCCCCTTATTTCCTCATTTCTCCTTACCTCTCTTATTATCCCTTTTTCCCTTAACCCTGTATCCTAAAGATACCTAAAGTATTTCTGGAATCCAAGTTTAGGTTGAAGACTTCATACACCAATCCCAAATCTTTTTTAGATGGGCACATTTTTCATATTCCTCATATTCCTCCCAAAACGAGATAGAAAATTGAAGATATGTTTGTAGGTGGTTATCATTGTAATGATTTACCGCATATTGGTGTTTATCTTGCGTTATATCAATTTTAGATATCCAATACCATGCCCTGTTGTAAGTCACAAATTCACCCGCGGTTTCAACGTCATATGTGTTGAGTTCTTCTTCCATTTGAGCTATAAAACCCGCGATTTTTTTATTAAAATTACGATGATTTGCTATAAGTTTTTTAAACATTCCTACCCAGTATAAGGGATTTTCTTCAATATTTTCTAATAAACTAACCTCTCCTTCAGAAGGTTGTTCTGATGAGTAATTTCCTGTAAATAAACCAAATATTTTATTTGCGTCCATATTAATAAATATAAACAAAAGAGGGGCCTAAGCCCCTCCTGAATAAGTAGTTCCGGTTTGTTAATTTATTTTAGTATTCTTTAATATATGTTCTTTTGATTCTCTCTAATTCATTAATAACTTTATCTACACGAGAATCTGTATAGCTATAAAGTTTTTCCATTTCACTTACAACATTATTATTAAGCTGATCGGCATAATCTATATGTTCAAAGTGTTGTTTACCTCGAGCTTCATCAACTTGGTTAATGTATTTTTCGAGACTATCTAATTGTTCCTTAAGTTTTTTCAAACTCATATAATTCACAGACGTACCCACAATCATCATCAAAACAATAACTGCACATACACCTAAAACGAATGATGTTATTTCCATAATTTTTAAGTTTTAATGGAACTACTTATGGGGTAAATATAAATAGAAAAGGGAAGACAGCCAAGCTATATTATTTTTCTAAAAGAAAGTTGGATTAGTTCTCTATTAGATGATGTAATTGAAGGTTCAAATGAAAATCCTTCTTTTAATTGAATGTGGGCATAAATTGTTGTAGGTGTCTTGTAATATCCATTTTTTGGAAGGGGACCTAATAACCAAAGCGGAGCAATTCCTACTCTAATTTTATCGTTTAATTGATATTCTACTTGAACTAATCTAAGTCTGAATTGAGTATTCATTTGATATGTAGAATCCCCACCCTTATAACTTTCAGTAGTAAATAAATTCACTAACTCAGCTCGGGGGCCGAATTTAAATTTACCATAAGTAAATTCTTTTTCTATACTAATAGATAGGGAATTGTAGTATGAAACATTTACTGCCATCTCTACAAAAACACTTTCAGATTTAGGAATTGTATCTTTTTCTTCTGCGGAGGTAAATAATGAAGAAAATAACATAAAGCATGAAAGGATAAAATATTTCATATTACTATTTTTGATAATAAATATAAAATGTATCCTATATTTTGAGATATCTATCTCATATTACTGTAATGTTTTTGTGGACCTTCCTGGGTTCGAACCAGGGACCTACTGATTATGAGTCAGTTGCTCTAACCTACTGAGCTAAAAGTCCTATGCGGAAGATGTAGGATTCGAACCTACGGTACCTTGCGGTACGCTGGTTTTCAAGACCAGTGCATTCGACCACTCTGCCAATCTTCCAATCGAGCAGTCGTTAGGATGCGTCGTCCTATTAACAGTAACTTACTTTTACCCCTGCAGAGGTGTACTGAACTTTTTACCCGCTCTTTGTGAACCCGGAAGGATTCGAACCTTCGACCGTCAGCTTAGAAGGCTGATGCTCTATCCAGCTGAGCTACGAGTCCATAAAAAAGGAAGAGGCTCTGGGTCTTTCAGGGTTTCTGGTTGTATTGTTTGGTAAATTCTTACTCTAAAACCCTTTTTCAGATTTACCTCATTTACAACTACAGCTTGAACTGCCTCTTCCAATATATTGAGGGGCTTCACCTTTATAGCGCGCTACAAGCTTTCAAGGTCCCTACCTAAGCAGTCCGTCGACTGTTCCCTTAGGGTTTTACGTTTTTCTCCCCTACTTTGTACCTCGGGCCGGGATCGAACCGGCACGGACATTACTGTCCACAGGATTTTAAGTCCGGCGTGTCTACCAATTTCACCACCGAGGCAAAGCATTAATCCATTTGTTTTAATTGCTCTTCAATTGATTCAATATCCGCTTGTAATTTAGCATATTCATCTACTACACTAATAGCGTTTGGGTTGTTTGGATGATATCTCCAAACTTTTTCTTGCAATCCTAACAAAAACGATAATTCGTTTACTAATTCAATTTTTAAATTTTTATTTGACATAACTTTCTTTTTGTTTAATATATGAAATAATTTTTAAACATCCCACTCAGATGCAGCAATCTGCAAACAAAGAAACGGAGAAGCATGTGGGTGAGATTGCATTGTTGTTAATGCCTCTGCTATAACTTCAGCATTAAGTCCTGAATCTTCAATTCGTTGAACTAATTCACAAAATTCGGGAGTGAGTGTGTTTTTATAATCCATTATTTTAGTTTTACTCGGTCTAATATTTCTTGTGGTGATGAACCTTCCATATAATGCACAAATCGATGACATTGAGGTTTACTGCCGGTATAGACAATAGTATCTTGAAATACTACAGCATGTTTATCAACAGTACCATATAAAAATTTAATTGTTTCGTTGGGTATTTGAACTATTTCCATCTTACTTCTTGATGATTACTTCTAGATTATTATCTTCAAAACGAATTCCAACTACTTCTCCTCCATTTTCACTTTCCTCAACTTGCTTAAGGAATTTATTCAGATCAAATGAACGGAAGAAAAATCCACCCTGTGCTTCACCATCAGTGAAGTCTTCTTTCCAAAATATTTTATTTTCAAACATAACTCTTATTTTTTAAATTGCTTATACATTCTAATGGCATGGTCTTCATCCAGTGCATTGAAACTATTACCGGTAGTTTTACCATTCTTAAAAATCTCATACCAGGTAAAACCCATATGATCCTGACCACTTCTTTCTACTGCTGTAAACATAACTTTTATTTCTTAATTAACAAACTAGGAGCAACTTTATAACTACCAAAACCATCAATATCAGAAACTACAACATTTTTAGTCATAATTTTAGTAACCTTAAATTGTTTAGTAGGATTAACTTTTTTATGATTGATGCTAACAATATCACCAATATTTAGATCATTTTTAGTGATACGCTTAATTTTCTCACCTTTTTCGGCTTTTATAGTGGCACGGAGACCATCTTGATCAAATCGAATTGTACCTAAACCAATATTAACACCATACTGATTTTCTAATTGAGCAACTGCTTTTTGGAAATCTGCTCTGAACTGTTGAACTTCTTGTTTTGTCATAACCTTTATTATTATTAATTTCTATGGGGTAAATATACGAAAGGGATCTTGGGGATCCAAATTTTTACACATATCTCTGCCCGAGAATTTCAACTGCTTTTTTAGCTTCTTCAAGGGGTATCAAGAAAAATTCTCGATGGTCATTTACACGATGTGAAGCAAGATATTTATGAACTTCA